GTGTTATTTTCTGTCACACTTTTGTGTGAATGTTTGTACATGGATCGGCATACCGCACTGCCCTTGTGTCTTCACCGTTGTTTCTATTCATGATCATGGCTCGTTCGAATTCTATTTTTGATGAAAGTTACTTTGCTGGTAAGCGTTTGGCTCGTGCTGAGGAAGCTTTTGCTGCTTTGTCATCTTCTGTTAATCGTGATGCTACTGATCCGGAGTTGTGGATGTATTCAAAAGAACCCGGTGAGGTTGCTGCTTATGCTGAACTTGAGGATGCGCGTAGAGAATTTGATGAGGCTAAAAAGAAATTGGATGACATGTTTCGTGAGGGAATTTCTTCATGGGCTGATGAGGAGGAGCTTTTGGATGAACCTCGTCTTGCCCGAGAAGAGGAGGAAGCTGCTCGGATTGATGCGAAGGAGGAATTGGATTATGAGGCTTATGAGCGATATGAGCCCATTGATGAGGCTTTTGCTGAGGCTTTTGAGGATGAAGTTGGCATTGAGGACAATCTTGAACTGGAACGACCTGATTTTGATGATATTCCAGCTGGTGCTGTGTTGTTTAATACGCCAACTTCTTCTTTCCCGCATGCAAGGGTTTTCAAGGTTTATACGCGTCCTCAATTGCGTCGGATTCTCACCTTGAAACGATTGTCTAAGCAAGGCATCAAATCTTTTCCTGTTGGTGTCTGGAAGGGTAAACGTAGGCCAAAGAAGTCGGCTGGGGCTGCTCACCAACCTCCTAAAGATGGTCGTGCGGGTGGGACTCCCATTTGTTATTCGTCTTCTTCATCTGCTGAGCCTACTCATTATTGTACCCATCATTGTGATTTGGCTGGCCATGCCATCCGTGGTGTTCCTTCTGCCTTAGGTTTCAAGTGCTGCGTTTGTCCTTGTGTATTAGTCGCTCCATTGAAGCTGAAAGGTATGTTGGTTGGATTCCATCCTGATATCGCCGTCTCAACCTCGGTTGCTGCTTGTAGATTCTCCCAATCTGAATTTGAGTCCCACTTGACTAAAATCGTTTCTGGAAGCTCTAGTTCTAGTACTTCTATTAGCACTGTGGCTACCACTACGATTGTTGAAGGTGTCGATCCTTTGTCTGATTGTGGCGAGTCTGACGAATTTATTGGCCCTGTTCGATATTCTGGCCCTGTATTTTCGCCTCCATTGGTTACTCCTGCCGTTGCCACTGATTCTTCGCCACTCGTCAGTTATCGTCCGCCTATTGACATGTCTGATCACATTCGTGCTCATACTTTATTGCGTGAACACTTTGGTGAACTCCCTGTTAAACCTGTTCGTGATCCTGACAATTTTGACATTGTTCTTGATGGATATGTGTTTACCAAAGAACATCTTGAACGAGCACTTTGTTACTTTTTTAAAATGCCCTTTGTGTTTTCTTGTATTTTCAACATGGTTGATTGTGAAATACTCGTTAGGCCTTATGTTTACGATGATCGTGTTGTTAATAATCAGGGTGTTGAAATTTGTGACGCTGCTGCTAAATATGTTTCTGTTCATTTGTCAAATTCGTTTAGGTTCGTTGTTTGGATCATGACTATTTTGGGTAATCTACCTTTTATCTTGCTTGTGTGGGCATTATTCTACATTTATTTGTTGGCTTTTGCCCATTTTGGCTTTTTATTTGTGTCTACTTATCCTTGGGTTGCATTTAACTGGTCTTTGGGTGTGATAACGCACACTTTGTTTCCTTTGGGTGTGTTTTATTCTGTTGCACGTTCTCATGTCGATGACACATACGTCTATTGTCCTGCTTTGGTTACTGCAATCTTGAATGATTTGCCTAAGACGTCTGTGCTTTCGGCTCGTGATGTTGCCATTGTGGTTGCACGTAGACAAGCTTGCTTGCCTATTCCGGCTAAGTGGCATGTTGGTGTATTGAAGTTTACTTCTGAACTGACTGCTTATTTGGTCGAAAATTCGGATTTTCAAGGATTGGGGTGTCTTTAATTCCATATGTCTACGGGATCCGTGCGTTGGAAACACCCCTGAAACTCCCCATTTCTGATTATAGTGATAAAATTCGTGTCTCATTGCCTAAAAAGAATTTCATTCGTCGACGTGTTTATCGACGTTTAAATTGGGGATTTGTCCCTGGATTTGTACCAATTTGTTGTGACACTAATGACCCTTTTTCAGTTAAGTGTGGATTTGTTAAGCGGTTGCTCCGTGACCTGCCTCGAGCTGATGATGGCTTTTACTCTGACTTCGCCAATTTTGTTACTGAATGGTGTGTCTTGAATTTGGTACCTCTTACCTCTGTGATGGATTATTGGGAATGGCGTTCCACTCTCGATTTTCCTGAGAGTCGTTTGAAACAGTATGATTTGGCCTTTGAAAAGTTGCGTGGGTGCGCTCCAACGCGAAAACAGAGGTCCCATATCGATACTTTCGGCAAGACTGAACAATATGATGAGTTTAAGTTTATGCGGATGATTAATTCTCGTTGTGATGTTTTTAAAGTCTATTCCGGACCCATTTTCAAGTCCATCGAGCAGGTCGTTTATCGATCTAGCTATTTTGTTAAGCATCTCACACCGACGCAAAGGCAGGAGCGGGTCATGGCTATGAAGGTGTTTAATTACGCCTATTATAGTACTGACTTCAAAGCCTTTGAATCTCATTTCACTCCCGAACTTATGAATTCATGCGAGTGTGTCTTATATGATTACATGTTACGCCATTCATTTGATGCTACTGTGATCTGTAATACACTGTGTGGTCCCAATCGCATGCGTACTAGGTCGGGCATTCGCCTCACTATTCGTGGACGCCGTATGTCTGGCGATATGTGTACTTCACTGGGAAATGGTTTCACTAATCTCATGTTATTCCTTTTTGCGATGCGTTCCAAGGGTGTAGCAGAATATGAGGTTAGGGCGTTGGTTGAGGGGGATGATGGTCTCTTCGCTATTCCTCCGTCTGTGAGTTTTACTTCTTCTGATTATTTGAAATTTGGTTTTACCATCGACATTAAGGAGGAGAATGATCCTTGTGAAGCGTCTTTTTGTCGTTTGGTGTTTACTTCTTCCGGTCAGACGATTAGGGATCCTTTTCGGTTTCTGAATTCTTTTGGATTTACTTCATCGTTTTTGGATGCTAGTTCCCGCGTGATGGACCAGTTACTCAGAGCTAAGGCCTTGAGTGCTTTATATGAAACACCACATTGTCCTATTGTTGCTGTCATGGCTCATAAAGCCCTTGAGCGCACTAGTGGTGTTTGTCCTCGTTTTGTGAGAGATGGCTATCACGTTATCCCACATGATGAAATTAATGTTGTGGGGTTTGATTGTTTGCCTGAAACCAGACTTTTGTTTCAGAAGAAATTTGGTGTTTCTGTGACCGAGCAACTTTTGGTTGAACAACACATTCGTGATGACCGTTTGGATCTTGTATCAACTGTGTTGTTTCCACATGCGCATAACATGATTATGGAATCTAGGTTTTATTTATAATTCCTGGGTTGAGAAATGGTAGATAGTCTGTTTCTCAGACCCGTTGGGTCTTCTTTAGTGGATCGCCACACTGAGTCTTTGGACTTCAAGTCGTTGTTTATACGCATGATGCCTAAAACCAAAGCTGCTAAATTACGTGCGAAGTTGAAACGTCAAGTTGTTAAGTCTCTAGTCGCTGGAACTGGGTCCTATGTTCCAGTGCCTGGTACCCGCCCTCGTGTTCTTAAAAAGGGGGCGGGAAAATTCACTGATTGGTTAAAGTATATACCACGGGGCATTGGTGGTGTCTCTGGTCTTATGACTGGTGGCCTTAGTGGTGCTCGCAGTGGTTGGGATTCAGGTGCCGAGTTGTCTAAGAAGATTGGGTGGGGTGCCTATGGGTCAATGCCTGTTTCTGATAATGGCATCAATTTTGCCACACCCGTTCCTGCTATTCATACTACTGATGAGTCTTGTAGTATTAGCAAGACTGAGTACTTGGGTGATGTTTATACATCTGCTGTGGCTGGGCAATTCTTCAGTCGGACTTTCGATTTTAACCCCGGGGTCTTTTTGATCTGGGGTTCTCAATTGGCTCAATTGTTCCAGGAATGGCGTCTTGATGGAGCCGTAGTTAGTTTTCGATCTCGATCGTCTTCTTATACGGCCACTACGACACTTGGGACTGTCATGATAGCTATGGATTACAATGCTACTAATCCTGACTTCACGACTAAACAACAGATGCAGGAAACTTCTGGTTCTGCATCTTGTTCAATTGACCAAAATTGTGATTGTTATATCGAGGCCGATAAAGCTGCTAATGTCCTGAAGAATTTGTATGTTAGGACCGGTTCTGTTCCTTCGGGTTCTGACATTCATTTGTATGATCTGGGTAAATTGCAGGTTGCTACATCTGGGTGTGCGGCTAGTGCTAATGTTGGGGAACTTTACATTAATTATCACATAACCTACACCAAGCCTGTTGTTTTTCCCGGAGCTTCAATTGATGGTGCTCATTACACATTGACAAGCCCTTCAAATACTGCCTATTTTGGTACTTCACGCACTATGGTGGATGACCAGATAGGTTTAACCTTCACGGATAATAATACTATTTTGTTCCCTGCTGGAACTTATGGGAACTTTAGTATTCAACTACGGTATGTTGGCACTGCTGCTACGCTTGCGTTGCCGACTAATACTCTGACTAATCTGGCCAATACGGCTGGGACATTGTATGGTGGTAATACTTGGTGTGTCAGTCCTAGTGTAGGCACATCATCTACTAACATGCTGTATGTTGTCTCTGTATACGTAGTTAATCCTTCGGGGGCTAGTAGTATCGCCCTTTCAGGTGGAACTATACCTACTGCCGCAACGCAGGCTGATCTTGTAATTACACAAATCAGCCCGGCACTCGTTTAAAGGTAACAACGTTCGACCATCGTAAGGTCGCGTCGGCTCTTCGACGTTAAATTGGGACCATTTCGATGGCCTATCCCAGCGCTTTGTGCTTAAACTTACCACTTTGATGGGGCAAAGTCAATGACACATTGTTGGGGCGCTTGGATGACCTTTTTACCAACAAGTGGGCAAATCCACTTTAAAAAGGGG